GGGTCGGTCTCCGAAAGGGTGATGATCTGCCGAGCCATCAGCTCACCCCAGGCGCAGCGTCCAGTTCAGCCCCGAGGATCGTCACGGCTACCGGGTCAGATACCCGTACCTCAAACACCCGGGTGCGGCTCTGGCCCAAGCGCCGCCAGATCACTCGCTGGGCGTACTTGCCGATGGGTCCCAATGACCTCGTCTGCGCCGTGCTCCAGGTGTTGCCGAAGTCGTCGCTGTAGCGCAGCTCTGCCTGCGGGTCCACGCCGACTACCGGAGCACCCGTAAGGCCGACACCCACCTGGGCCATCAGTTGGAACTTGGAGAAGAAGATGCGCCGGCCATCGGCAGACAGGTGAGGCGCTCGGCGCATCCGCACCAGCGGGTTGCCGTTGTCGGTGTACGTCTCGTTGTCCAGGGCGTAAATGTTGCCGTTCTCGTAGTCGCCCACGCAGTGCTCCGAGAACCCGAAGGCATAGCACTCAGCCCGGTGCCGGCCAAAGTTGCCATCGGCCTCCAGATATGCCCGCTCGTGCCACTGGCCGGTGCTGATGTCATACACCCAGGAGGTGTTCGCGTTGGGGAAGTTCAGGACGTAGAAGGCGTGGCCATCCTCCTGGTATGCCCAGGCCGTGGCGCTCGTCAGATCCCCATAGGATTGGATGGCCAACTCTACCCCGTGGTTGCTGACCCGCTTGGGCTGGTAGCCCTGGGCCTGCCAGACGATCCCGGCCCCATTCGGGCCCCCGCCTACCCACATGATCGTGTTGCTGAAGCGCAGGGCCGTGCTGGGGGCGGCGCAGCCGTACTCGATGAAGGCCCCGTCGATACGTGAGAACGGGAAGTCCGACCCGCCCGCATTCCACCAGACCTCGATGGTCTTGGCCCCGAACACCCACAACTGCCGGGCGTTGCTCAGCACGGCCACCGTGGCGTCCGGTGACCCTTCAGCCGTTGCGAAGTCCAGGGCGTCGTAGGTGAGGCCGTCGTACAGCGAGGAGATGAAGAACTGCCCGGTCCCAGGGTTGTTGCAGATGAAGTAACCGTCCTGAAAGGTCACGGTGTCAGCGCCCGGGAAGGCGGTGCTGGTGATCTGGGTCAGCGTCCCGGTGGACAGGCTCACAATGTAGCCGTAGGTCCCGTCCACGATCATCAACTGGAGGCCGTTGTCGCTCATCGACACGCGCCCGGAGCTGGTCAGCAGCGTCCCCACCAGCGTGAACGTCCAGCCTGTCCCCACCCGGTAGACCTCGTCACCGCTCACCACGGCCATGCCGCCCGTGGAGGCCACGTACAGCCCACGGATCGGGCCAGAGCCGCAGGTTCCCAGCAGTCTCAGCCCCGGTGTGCTGATCAGCGCCCCGACCTCACCGTCGGCCTGGTTCTGCGACTCGGTGATCTGGGGGAGGAGGTTGACACTGCGCTGGCAGTCGATGTTTACCGACTGCAGGGTGTACGCACCGCCGACGAAGCCCTTGATCCGCATCAGCGGTCCACCAAGTAGCCATTGGTAGCAATCGCCACCGCACGGCCACCACCGAAGGAGTCAAATGAGGCGTAGAGCGGGTCCGCGTTCAGGGACTCAATGGCGCTCTTCGCCGAGCTGGCCCGCTGGGACAGGGCCGGGCCGACCTGGACCCCGTAGCTGTTGCTCAGCGCCACGGCCAGGTTGGTCACCAGGGCCTCCTCGTAGCCCAGGGGCAGCACCACCGTGTCGTTGAGGCTGGAGAACTCATTCACCCGGCCCCAGGTGTAGAGAATCACGTCCACCGTGCTGTCCTGCGGGACAGGCCAGAAGTAAAGGGTGTTCAGGGGCACATTGCCCGTCACCCACATCTTGGTCGGGAACGTGCTGGGCGTGGTCTTAACTGCGATGTCCCGCCACTCTTCGTCGGTCACGATCTGGAGCGGGATCTCGATGGGCCTGCTGCTGTTGATCAGCACCGCTGCCATCTGGATTCGTGCGGGCCTCGCGGCGTTGAACGTGCCGCCCGTGCCCAGCGTGTAGCTCTGAGTCCCGGCTACCAGGTTGTAACTGTCCCGGTTCACCGTGTAGACGCTCAGTTCCTCGGTGGACCACTTCTGGACCATGCGGTTGAGCACCCGCAGGGCATAGGCACCGTCCTCGGCGGTCATCGCATCAGCGACACCATTGGCCCCGATCTCGATCAGTGCATCACCGCAGATGTCTCGGACAGTCGCCACAGGCCCCCCTTGAGATAGAGCCGGGGGAGGCCGTTAAGCCCCCCCCGTGGTGCGGTGCTACTAGGACTCGTCGCAGTTGCGGAGGTCGATGAAGAACGTGCCAGCACCTTCGGAGAAGGCGGTGACGCTGGTGGACTTCAGGCAGAGCTTGGTCCCGGCGGGGAAGATGGTCGCAGCCGTGCCCAGGTTGGTGGCGGGGGCCAGCGTGATCTTGCCGGCGGGGGTCTGGTTGGCGCTGGTCAGGGCCAGGACGCAGCCGGGGACCGCGGTGTTGCTTGCGGTGGCACCCGTGCCGAGCGTGACCGTAGCCGCCTTGGAGCCGGTGGAGACCACGCTGGAGAGCAGGAAGCGCAGGCCGAGCACCTGGAAGCTGAAGGGCACGACGTAGTCGGTGACAACGTCAGCAGCAGAGGCCATGCCCGCGAGGGCCTGGGAGATGGGGATGGTGGTGACGCCAGGGATGGCGACTCCATCAGTGGTGACGTAGGGGCTGGAAGACATGGGTGGTTCTCCTGGAAGGGTGAAGGGGACAGAGGAACCCCGGCCTGAGGGTCGCCCCAGGCCGGGTGCTCACTCCTAGCTGTAGACGCGGGCCGCGAAGGTGGGCCGCAGGACGGACCAGCCGAACAGCACGTCCAGGCGGTAGAGCTCGGTGTCCTGGGTGCCGTTGTACCACTGGATCATGCGGAGAGGCACGTTGAGCTTCTTGGACCGGACGCGGGTGCAGTTCACACCCTCGGGCTTGGGAAGATCGACGCAGACCAGGCCGAAGGCATCCTTGTGGAAGACCACGTTGTTCGTTCCGACCACACCCGTGGCGCCCAGGAACACGATGGCGGGGGTCGCAGTGGGCAGCGCCGTGATGTTCTGGAGGGGGCCGGAGGTGGCGGTGTACATCGCGGGCTGGAAGGCCAGGGCGGTGTAGGCGGCAGCGGCGGTGACCACGAACTGCTGGAGCTGGCCCGTGGAGGCCTTGCTGACGGGGTTCACCTTGTAGACGCCAGCGATAGTGAAGACATCGCCAACGGCCACGTTGCCAGAGCCAGCGGAGGCGACCACCGCGGTCCCGCCTTCAGTCGCGCCCGAAGCGTAAGCAGCGGTAGCGGCGGCGCGGGTGCCGACAGCGGCGGCGGTGATGTTCTGGTCCATCGAGAACTTGAACCCACCGGCCAGGCGGCCCATGGTGCCGTTGCGGTACTGCTCGGCGATGTCATCGTTGGGGTTGAAGAGGGTCTTCAGACCGCCCACGATGCTGGACTGGGTGCGGGGAGCCATGATGGCAGCCCACTCGCCGTCACGGGGCACAGCGGCCTCGTCCAGGAGAGCGCCACCGTCCAGGAAGCCCTGGAGGTCGGTCATGGCGGTAGCGGGGGTGCCGGTGGCCTGGTAGATCTGGGTCAGGAGGGCGGTGCCCTGCTGGTCGATCAGGTTGGCCAGGGGGGCGATCATGGGGTTCAGCACGTTCTGCTTGAAGGCCTCGCCGTCCTCCATGTTGAGGCGCAGCTCCTTGGTCGTGAAGGCCAGGTCCACGCCGTACTGGCTCAGCGTGAGGGGCTTGTAGGTGTCGTTGTAGCCCTGGGGGTTGGCCACGGACCCGCTGCGGGTGCTGTAGCTGCCGGGGATGCGGATGTTGCAGGAGTCGCCGTTCTTCGCGCCATCGGCACGGAACTGGTCGTCGTACTGGCGGTTCACGAACTTGGTGAACGTCAGGTTGTTCTCCAGGCAATCCATCGCCATCTTGGAAATGCTTGCTACGTTATTGAAAGCGTTGCTAGCCATTGGGCTTGCTCCTTCTAGTAGGACTCGACTCGCCCGTCATCGCTGGGCCGCGCAGCGGACGCTGCTGTGACCGGGCTGGGGGGCCGAGGTGCCTTGGTTGCGGGGATGGGGGCTTTCTTCTGCGGGACCAGGCGGGCTTCGATCCGACCCAGCTCTAGGGCGGCGGCGACTGGTCCCATACGGTTGATCCTCTGGTACTCATCGGGGTGGGTCGCCAGGTGGTAGGCGACATCCCCGCCGATGGGGGACTCGTTGAGCACTTCAGCCACGGCGCGGGACGGTGCAGGGGCGGTCTCCAGAGCCTCGTCGAAGTCGGTGAACCTCGCACGGGCTGCTGATGCCTTCTGCTCCCACGTCTGCTGGCGCTTCTCAGCCTCGATCATGGCCTTGGCTTCATACCGGATGGACGCCTTGACCCACTCAGCGTGGGTGTCGTAGTCATCCTGCTTGGGGCCGTCCTGGGCCACTGGTGCAGGCTCGGG